CCCGACCTCGTGGTTGCCGATGCCGAGGTCTATTCGACCTACGAAAGCGGCTTGCAGGAAAACCAGCGCTATGCCGACGCCCGCCTCGGCGCGCTCGGCTTCGAGACGCTGAAATACAAGCAGGCGGCCATCGTGTTTGACGGTGCAGCGACCGGCCTCGTCGGCGGCTACATGATCAACACGAAATACATGAAGTTCGAGATTTACCGGGGCCGGAATTTCCAGCCGCTCGACCTTCCCGATCAGTCCCCCGACATGGATGCAGTGACCCGCCATATCGCCTTCATGGGCGCTCTGACGCTGTCCAATCGCGCCCTCCAGGGCCGCATCCTGATCTCGGGCACCTAATCCGCCTCCACCCAGGCGGTGCGGGCGCGGCGGCGGTTTCTTCCTTTGGACTGCCGCCGCGCCCGAACAACACAAAGGAGCAAAACCCCATGGCAGAAGAAACCCAGGCCCTTATCCGGTTCAAAGAAGGATGGGCCGCCGATGGCACCGGCGACGACGGCTTGCCGCGCTACAAGCCGACCGTGCGCATCGTCAAATCGGTGCCGCCTCTGACGCAAGTCGAATACGAGGCCACCCAGCAGGATTTCGACGACTATCCCGGCCCCTATCAGCTTTTCGTGAAAGAGCAGGGCGCGCGCCTCCAGCAACCCGGCGAGGCCGGCTTTCCCCTGGCGCTCTGGCCGGTGGTGAGCGTGTCGCAATTCAAGATGCTCGCCGACCGCGACATCAACACCGTTGAACAGCTCGCCAAGTATGCCGGCCGCCGCGATACGGCCATGCCGGGCGATCTCGTCGAGCTGGCCGACCGCGCCCGCGCGATGATCGCCATGAGCGCCAACGTCGGAAAATTCGAGGCCGAGGTGCGCGACCGCGACGCGCAAATCGAGGTGCTGAAAGAGCAAGTGAAGGAGCTACAGGCGACCGTCTCGGCTCAGAACAGCATGATCAATTCGCTAAAGCAGCGGGTGGCCTAACATGCCGGCGCTGATCTCGGTCAAAGATGCCATCAGCCAAGCGTCGCAAGAGATCGGCATTTCGCAACGCCCGATCTCGTCGGCCGTGGGCAGCAACGACCAGGACATCGCGCAGATGCTGGCGCTGCTGTCGCTCGTGGCCGACGAGGTGCTTAACGAGGAACCATACAAGATCACCCTGGGCGACGGCTATTGGTTGCTCGACGGCTCGACGCTTGCGCCCAAAGACGCCATCACCGCCGACAGCGACATGATCGCCTTTGAGCCCAGGCTGGCAATCGACGGGCTCAAATACCGCTTCCTGAAAGCCAAAGGCCTGGAGTTCGGCGAGGAGCTGCGCGACTTCGTTTCGCGGCTCAACAAGGCCGCCGCGCGCGTCAATGGCCGCTTGCTCGACCTCGACGCGGCGGCCGGCTCTGGCGAGTACGGCGCGACGCCCCAGGGCTGGATTAACGGATGGCAAGGGGGCCGCGTCCAGTGAGGATGTTGCCCAGCCGATACCTTTCGCTTGCGAAGCCGTTGCGGGTGAAACCGCCGGGCTCGCAAGCCGCTGTGCGCCACATCAGCGCGCCGCTTAAGGGCCTGTCGGCATCGTCCAAGCTGACGCCCGGCGACCCGCTAACGGCGGTGGTGCTCGACAACTTCGTGGTCGAGCAGAACCTTATCCGTTGCCGCCCTGGCTACGGCCAGACCTGGGCCTACAGCAACCCAGCAAAAGCGGTCGAGACGCTCGTGCCTTTCTACGGTAGCCCGCAACGCATGGCGGCGGCCATCGACGGCAAGCTGATCACGCTCGACGGCACCAACCTGGGCGGCCCCGGCTTCACGCTCAACGATTGGTCGTGGACCTCTTTCGCTAATCTGTCGTCGACCGATTACACGATCATGGTCAATGGCGCGAATGGCGTTTGGAGCTGGGATGGCACCAACGGCGGGCTCGTGCAGGAGGCCGTTACCGCGCCGGCCGGCGACCCCTGGATTGTGCCCGATCAATTCCAGATCGTGCTGTCGCACCTCAACCGGCTTTGGTTCGCGGACGGCGCAAATCTGGCCGTCTATTACCTCCCGCTCCAGCAGAAGGCGGGTGAGGTCAAATATCTTCCGCTCAATGCCGTCTTCAAGCGCGGCGGCACCATCCGCGCCATGATGACTTGGACCACGGACGGCGCGGTCAATCTCAACGACCAGCTCGCCATTTTCACGAGCAACGGCGAGTGCGCCATTTGGCAGGGCATCGACCCCGACACCGACATGAGCCTGTCGGGCGTGTTCCGCTTCGACAGCCCGATGTCAAAGCACTCGGTGGTGAACTACGGCGGCGATTTGTATGTGCTGATCTCGACCGGCCTCGTGCCGATGTCGACGCTGATGCGCGCCGAAACCGAGCAGCTCGGCAACACCGACAAGAACATCGTGAGCGAGTTTCTCGCCGCCGCCGCCTATCGCAGCCGCGCGGGCTGGGAAGCCTTCCTAAACCCCTCTGACGGCCGGATTTACTGCAACACGCCCCAGGGCTCGCCGAACAGCTATCGCCAGCTCGTGCGCAACATGCCGGGCGGCCAGTGGGCGAGCTGGAGCGCCATTCCGTCGCGGTGCTGGGGCTGGCAAAACCAGCGCGTTTTTTTCGGCTCGGATGACGGCAAGGTTTACGAGATGGCCGCGTCGTTCCTTAACGACAACGGCAGTCCTATCAACGTCGACGTGCAGCCCGCTTGGCAGAATTACGGCACCCCGGCCATCAAGCAATTCAAGATGGTTCGGCCGTACATCCAATCGAACGGCACCCCGCGCCCCTTCGTCGATATGAAGGTGGATTACGATCTCAGCCCGCCGACCAATCAACCGGATGTGACGTTCGCCGACACCGGCGCGACCTGGGATTTGGCGACCTGGGATGTCGACGCCTGGGCGGCCGGTGTTGACGTTCACACCAATTGGTCGGGCGTCGCGCGCCTCGGCAGCGTGGGCGCGCCGCGCACCCTGGCCTCAATCCAAAACGCCGAGTTCGCCTTGTCGGGCTGGGATGTGCTTTTCGAAACCGGGAGCATTTTCGGATGAAGCCGGATTTCTCGCCCCTCGACGCCGGCGCGGTCGACTTTCTGTCGGAAGAAACCGGCATCGATTATCGCCGCATCGATTTCGATAAGCCGCATTGGTTTTGCATCACCCAGCGCCGCGACGACGGTTCGCTGATGGGCGTGCTCGCTTGCGAGTTCAAGACGTGGTTCGACGTGCATTTCTCGTGCGCCATCGCCGATCAGCGCTTCATGTCAAAGCGCCTGCTGCGCACGATCTTCACGGCGCTGTTTTCGCGGGCTGTCCGCGTGACGGCGCTTGTCGCCCCCGACAACCACCGCGCCATCGCGCAAATGCGCCGGCTCGGCTTCGTTTACGAGGGTTTCATCCGCAAGGGCGTCGAAGGGCACCGCGACGCGCTCATGTTCGGCATGCTGCGCGAGGATTGCCGGTTTTTGCCCGGCGTCCGACCGCAGCCGGCCCCCGCGCCCTTCCCCCTCGGAGAAGCGTCCTATGGCCTCCACTCCTAAGCCGCCCAATCCCTACGATCAGGCCGCCGCGCAACAGGCTTCCGACCTGGGCGCGTCTGCGGCCTCGGGCATCATCAACAACCCGAATGAGGTCAACCCCTACGGCTCGGTGAACTATCAAAATTCCGGCTACGAGGTCGTTTATGACGCCAAGGGCAAGCCGCAATATGTGCCGCGCTACACGCGCACCACGTCGCTGTCGCCCGATCAGATGAAACTGCTTGGCCTGGAAACCCAGGCCAAGGGCAACGCCGGGCAAGCGGCGGTGACTGCCTCATCGCAGCTCGCCGATATGTTCAAGACCCAGCTCGACCCGAGCAAGTGGCAATCGTGGCAGATGGCCCAGGCCCCCGGCGAGGTGCGCCAGGATCAGGCCCCGACCGACCGGAACGCCGTCCAGCAAGCGATGATGAGCCGCTATCTCGAAACCTCGGGCAAGCAGAACGCGGCCCAGGATGCGCAGCTCGCCGCGCGCGGCCTCACCCCCGGCTCGGCGCAATATTCGTCGGTCGACGACACCCGCCAGCGGGCGCTCACCGACGCCACCACTCAGGCCTATCTGGCTTCCGGCGATGAGAGCCGCGCGGCCCAAAACGCCTATAACCAGGCCGCCCTGCAAAAGTATCAGATGGGCGCGGATTATGCCGGCTTCGGCAACCAGCTTCGGCAGGCCCAGCAACAGAGCGACACGGCCTTGCGCGCCGAGCTGCCGAACGAGATCGCGGCGCTGATGGGCATGGGCCAAGTCACCATCCCGCAATTCTCGCCGTTTTCGCGCCAGGGCATCAACGCGGCCCCTGTCGGCGACTACATCAGCCAGAATTACCAGAACCAAGTGCAAGCGGCCAACGCGACCAACCAGGGCATTTTCGGCCTGGGCGGCTCGTTCCTTAGCGCCTTGCCGTTCCTGTAGGAGATCGCGACCATGGGCTCTAGCGGTGGCAGCAGCAACTACGAACAGCCGGCCGTTCCGACGCCGCCAAACGTCGCGCCTTATGGCTCGTCGGTGCCGTTCAAGCCGAGCTTTATCAACTTCCTGGGCGACCCCTCGACGCCGTCGACCGGGCTCACGCCCGACATGCTGGCGGCCATCGATCAGATGTATCAGAACCGCCCGAGCATCGGCGTCCAGGCACCGCCGCAGCAGGCGGCAGCGCCACCGGCGGCCAAACCCGACCGCAATAAGCTCGCCCAGGCCATGCGCGGCGGCGAGGGCTCGGCCGGTGGTCGCGGCGGCTCGGCCGGCGGTGGCGGCTGGGGAGGTCGTTAGGCCATGGTCAGCCCGGTTGAAGCCTATATCCGCCAGCGCGCACCCCTCTACGGCGTCGACCCCGATGTCGCGGTGACGGTTGCGACCGGCGAGGGCGGGCTTTTCAACCCCTTCCGTCATGGCGAGGGGAAGGCCCCGCGCAGCCAATTGCGGACCTTCGGCGCGCTCGAAAATTCGTTCGGCCCGTTTCAGCTCTACATCAGCGGCACCGGGGCGGGCCTGGGTGACCGCGCGCTCGCCGCCGGCATCGATCCGCGCGAGAATTGGCAGGGCGGCGTCGACTACGCCCTTAACGAGGCCTCGCAAAAGGGCTGGGGCCAATGGTACGGCGCGAAGGCCAAGGGGATTACCGGCTTCGAAGGCATCAGCCGCCGCCCCGGCGACGCGCCCGCACCCTACGGCGGCGCGCCGGCCGTCATGGATGGCCCGAAGGGCGACGAGCGCATTGTGCCGGCCGGCTACTCGACGCGCCCGCAAGGCCCCGTCGAGGCCGCAGGCGGCGGCTACGGTTCGGACCCTGTTAATCCGGCCATGCAGCCGCCTCTGGCGGGCGGGCGCAACGCCCTGGCCTCGACCATGGCCGGGCAAGCCGGAACGCCTGGAGCGGCCCCGGCAGCGCCAAAGAAGAAAGGTTTGCTCTCCGCCCTGGGCGAAGGCCTGTCGGCGATGGGCGACGCCTACAGCTCGGGCGGTGGCGGCGGCGGTGGTGCCATGCATTCCGCGCCGGTCGCGGCGGCCCGCCTCGACGCCCCCGCGCCAGTATCGCCAATCGACCCCCAGGCCGCCGACCAACAGCGCCAGTTGCTCGCCCTGGCAATTCAGCGCCTCAACAGCGGGAGGCTGTTCTAATGGCCCGCATCGCCTCTTTCACCAGCGCCGGCACCCCGACCGGCGACGCGCCCGATATGACGCTCGACGCCCTCATGGCGCGCCAGAAGGCACTCGCCGAGGCGGCCGGCGGCATCAGCGCAAACCGCAACATGCAATCGCCCTGGCAGGGTGCCGCCTATGTCGGCGAGAAGCTCGCCAATGCATTGCAGCAGCGCAGCGTTCAAGGCCAGATGGCCGACGCCCGCCACCAGCTCGCCCAAATCATCGGCGGCATCGATCCGACCGCCGGCCCGTCGCAAGATCAGCTCGGGCAGGCCTTTTCGCTCGACCCCGACCTCGGCCTCAAACTCATGGCCCAGTCGATCCAGGCGCGGCGCGAAGCGGCCCAGCTCGCCCAGCACAACGCCGAGCGCTCGCAAGATCGCGAGTGGTCAGTGTCGGACACTGCCGCCGCTGCACAGCGGGCCGAGGCCGCGCGCAAGGAACAGGAGGCTTTCCAGAGCGGCCAAACCGACAAGTCGCAGACTTTCCAGGCGGGCCAGCAAGAGCGGTCGCAAGACTTCGCGCGCCAGCAGGCCGAGGCCGCCCGAGCTGCTGCCGCCGCCGTGCCGAAATCGACCGTGGGCGAGATCAATCTGGATTTCAAAAACGGTGCCTATGGCGACCCGAACACGCCCGAGGCCCAGGCGCTGCGCGACGAGGCGATCAAGAAGGCGAACGCCATCCCG